AGTAAACATACTCTTGTGGAGATTGGACTTACCAATGCCCGTTTATTGGCACGAAAAGCGCAGTTAGCTTTAAACGCTGCAATGCTTACCAATCCTTATGTAGCATTGGCTACGGTGGTTGTTGGATTAACAGCTACTATGTGGGCGTTCAGGGATTCTACAACCGCTGTTGAAAAAGGAACAAGGAGGTATAATGAAGAACAAGAAAAAGCGACAAAGCTTGATAGCGAACGGAAACAAAAAATAGACGGTCTTATCCAAAGCTCTCGTGATATTGCATTGTCTGACTTGCAGCGAGGTGAAAGTTTGGCGGCATTACGAAGCGAATATCCCAAGATATTTGCCCAATACGATATTGAATCAATAAAACTTGCTGACATACTTCAACTAAAACAACAAATATCCAAAGAGGATGCAAAGCGCGCAGGCGAGGAAGTTGCAAGAAATTTTGAAGCTGCTAACAAAGCTGTTTCAGACTATGAAAATGCCCTTTCTGCCAAACAAATCAATGGTGGTAAATTAACACAGCAGGAAATAAACAAGTTAAAAGAACTTCGCTCTTATAGAGACCAATTTCTTGTTGATAAAGGTAAAGGTATCTCTGAACAGTTCATATCCAATCTTAAAGATGTTGATATTAGTGAGTTTGACCGCTACATCTCTGAGTTAGAAAAGAGTATCAAAGGGAAAGGTAAAAATGGTACTGTGAAACTCCGTTTACCTATTGATATTAAGGATACTTTGTCCGATGAAGCAATCTATAATGTGAAAGACATAAAAACACTTATAGATACTGCAAAATCCACTAAACAGACACGAATTGACGCAGAGAAGAATAAAACAACCTACCTGCAAGACCTTGCCAAAGCAAAAGAAGATTGGGAAGAGGCAAAGAAAGGGTATGAAGTTCTTTTGAAAGACCAACAAGCAACATCGGAACAGGTAAAAAAGGCCCGTGAAGATATGCTATCAAAAGAGAAAGCCTATAAAGATTTAGGTGGTATTACCGGAAGTTCTTTAATCAAGCAGGAAAATCAAGCCAAGAAAGAAGCCGAAAACCGACTTAAACAGCAAGAACAACTTGCCGAACAACTTCTTTCCATTCGTCGGAAAAACCAGCAGGATGAAGTCAACCTCATGGAGGACGGCACGGAAAGGAAGTTGAAGCAGATTGACTTGGACTATCAGAGGGAGCTTGATGCCATCAAGAAGCAGCGCAGGGAATGGGAAATGGAGCAAGGTGGAAAACTGACAGATAAACAAGAGGAGAAACTTGGCACATGGGCTTCTAATGCCGCTAAAAAAAGAGAAAACGATATTGATTCAACAAGTAAAGCCAAACTTGAAGCCGACAAAAAAGCATGGCAGGAGTATTTCATTGAGTACGGAAATTACCAAGAAAAACGGAAGAACCTCGTTCAGAAGTACAATGACGAGTTAGCCAAATTACAAAAGGACAGTCCTGAATATGCCATCAAGGAAGCCGAAAAAAGTAAAGCCATAGAACAGCTCGATGAGCAATATGGAAAGTCCACTAAGGCGATGGCAGACCTCTTTGAAGATGCCAGCAATAAGTCCGTTTCCGCTATTCAGTCCATCATTGACAAATACGAAACCTTTGTCAAGTACATGTCCGGTACTGATAAAGACATTTCTATTGCTGATTTGAAAGGAATGGGCTTTACCGATAAAGACATTGAAGGGATAGAAAAAGGGGAAATATCCATCAAGGATGTTACAGACGTAATCAAAGGGTTAAAGGATGAACTTAAAGGAAAATCACCGTGGCAGGCTTTCGTCTCTGACTTGGAGAAAGGGATAGAAGCCATAAAAAAGGGTGGCAACGATTCCAAGAAAGTCGGTCAAGGCATCACCGATATAGGAAATACTGTGACGTCTTTTGCCCCTGCATTGAATGAGTTTGGCTCAAGTATCGCCGACATATTCGGATTTGACGACAGTAAGATAACAAGTGCCATTGATGCGCTTGGCGGCTTAGGACAAACGGCATCCGGGGTCGGGCAAATCATGTCGGGTGATATTGTCGGAGGCGCAATGAGTGCGGTTTCTGGAATTTCCTCTGTAGTGTCCGCATTGGACGGGATGTTCGGTGCCGATTATTCCCACTATAACGAGATGGTTGAGGAGTACACCAGGCTCAATGAGATATGGGATGAACTGATAGACAAGAAGCAGGAATACATCAGCATTTCCTACGGCATGGAGGCAGACAAGGTAGGAGAAGAGGCGCTTGGCCTTGTTGAAAAGCAAATTGAGGCATATCGCCTACTGGGAAAAGAACGTCTTAATTCCGGTGCATCCGCAGGTTCCCATTCCATTGGCAAGCGGATGGCAAAGAACACCTCGTCAAGCGACTGGCAGGACATTGCCGACGCACTCGACATGTCAGTCAATGCCGCCAAAGAGTTTATCGGGACCGGAAGAATGACCGGACTGTTTGACCTCACTGTTGAGCAATTGGAGAAACTTAAATCCGAAGCTCCTGCCTTCTGGGCGAAGATGGACGGTGACGTGCAAGAATATTTGAACGGCATTATAGATGGAGAGGAAAGGATTGAGGATATTCAGAACCAGATTAGTGAACAACTGACACAGACAACGTTCGATAGCGTTTTCGACAGTTTTGTGGATACCCTCATGGATATGGGCAGTTCCGCGAAAGACTTTTCTGACAGTTTCAGCGGATATATGCAGCGTGCCGTGCTTACCACAATGGTAGGCAACAAATTTACCGAGGACCTTCAAACGTGGTACGATGCCTTTGCCCAGGCCAATAAAGACCAAGGAGGCATTACGAAGGAGGAGATGGAGGCTCTTCGGAAGCAGTATGACGCAATTGCCGGTTCCGCACTTGCCGAACGTGACAAGCTTGCGGAAATTTTCGGATGGACCAAAGAGGATACCGACAGTAGCACGGATAACTATGAGGATTTCATCGGTAGTATGCAGAGTTCTCTTACTTCCCTTGATGTGACGGCCAAGGATGTTTCTGATAATATCTATGATTACTTCCGTCAGGCAATGATTAACGCTCTGTATGAAAAGGAGTACAAGAGCAAGATGGAAGAGTTGTACAAGACCTTTGAGGGGCTTTCCAAAGACGGATTGTCCGAGAGTGACATGGCACAACTCGGCTCTCAGATTGACCAATACATTGAGCAGATGATGAAGGGCGTAGAGGACGTTAATAGTTTGTTTGCTGACAAGCTGAAGAACGCCGAAGACTTGCAGTCGTTTGTTGATAGCGTCAAGTCTGCCATGTCCTCTGTCGAAGCCACTGCCGAGGATGTGACAGACAACATCTTTGAGTACATCCGTCAGCAGATGGTTGATAAGATGTTCACTGATAGCTTCCAACCGCAGATAGAGGAGTTATACAAGAAGGTTCAGGAAGCCATGTCTGACGGTGACATAACCGGCGCTGAAAAGGATGCGTTAAGAAACGAAGCGGAGAAGTTGGCTAACGACATTACGGCCGCTAAGGATATTCTGAGTGATACTCTTGGAATTACTGAGAGCAACCTAAAGAAAGAACTTGAGGAGGAATTCAAATCATTCTCCGATGGGATATTAAGTTCCTTGTATGATACGGAAGTTACTGCTGAGACTGTTGCCAAGAATATCTCCGATTCCATGCGGAAAGAGCTTATTGAGGCAATGTACCTTGAACAGTACGAACCGCGTATCAAGGCCATCTGGGAAAAATGGAAGGAATACTCAGAGGATGGACTTGTAACCGATGAAGAGCGTACAAACATCAAGAATGACATTGACGGGTTGAGCAAGGAGGTCGCCGATGCTGCCGGGGAAATCAGTGACGCGTGGAAAGACTCTGGAGAGGAGGTAAGGAAAGCGTTCAACTCTTTCTCCGACAGTATCAAGAGTGTGCTCTATGACGCAGAAGCTACCGCCGAGGACATAGCCGACAATATCTATCAATATATGCGCAATGCCTTGGTGGATTCCATGTTTACTGCCCAGCTCCAGCCTCAGATTCAGGCCTGGTATGGCAAATATACGGAATTTATGAAAGACGGTGCCATTGATACGGCCGAGCGCAAGACTCTGGACGAGATGATAGCCGAAATTCAGAAAGCCGGTGTCGACATTGTGGATGCGGCTAACAAGCTTTTCCCCACTCTTGATACGGGAGCCATCAACCGTGCGGAAGAAGCCGCCCAGGAAGCGGAGAACGCCCGTAATGAAGCTGAGCAGGAATGGGAGTCGTTCTCTGATGGTATTCTGAATTCCTTGTGCGATATAGAGGCCACAGCGGAGGATATTTCCGATGACATGAGCGAATACATGCGCAAGGCTTTGATTAAGGCCATGTATGTGGAGAACTTCAAACCGCAGATGCAGAAGTGGTACAATGAGTGGAAAAAGGCCATGGGAGATGACGACTTGACTTCCGAAGAAAAGCAGCTCCTCGACTCCATGAAACAGACGATGGTTGACGACATGAAGAAAGAAGTTGATGCCATCAACCAGTTCTTTGGAACCATGTTTTCACAGCAGGCGAGTAGTAAGGGTTTTGAAGCCATGTCACAAGATACCGGCGAAGAACTTAACGGACGTTTTACAGCTTTGCAGGTTGCCGGGGAAGAAATAAAGAACCAGTCCATTCAACAGACCGGTTTACTTTCATCCATCAATGGCAAACTTTCATTGCTCAATCTTAGAAGCGGGGATGTCCCAGCTTTGTTATCTGGAACTCCTAATTTCGCAGATAGAGCCAAAGAGACAATAGCGAGCGGCTATCAGTCGCAGGTACATGTTGTTTTCCCGACAGAGGACATAAAGGCATTGACCGATAAAGTCTCCAATATGGAAAGAATCGTAGATGAAATGAGAACATTCCAAGTAGAAGGTAACATGGACCGTAGAGATATACTTGAAAACTCTGTTATTCTTGCCAAAAATAGTCCGCGAATACTCGATAATACAAATGATATCAAGCAGGATATAAAGAATCTATAATAGTTATGGCAGAATTAATAATAAACGGAAGAGAAGCCCTAAAAGAGTGGGGTGTTAGAATGGGAGATAACTTTCTTGATGTACTGGGAGCACCGGTACCTCTGAAAGAGTTTATAGAGAATAAATCACGCTTGGAACATGGGAAACAAGTTCTTATGGATAACCCCAAGCTTGATGAGCGTGAGTTAACTCTTGTTTTTACAGTAGAAGGTGATTCTCCTGCCGATTATCAGGCAAAGAAAACAGCTTTTTATGAAGAACTTTACAAAGGTAAAATTGATATTCAGATTCCTGAGAACAGTAGTGATATTTATCATTTGCTATATTTAGGAAAGAGCGTTTCTTATGCCCAAAGCTTAGACCGGACATTTGGGAAAATATCAGCCAAATTCTGTGAGTACAATCCATCTAACCGTGTTGTAGGCTAGAAATTTACGACATTAAATTCATTGTCGTGTATGGAAGCTCTAATTTTTAGGGCTTCTTTTTTTTATGTCCGACCTTTGTTTACATGATAGATATTAAGGACATACAAGGCAATACCCGCTTTTCAACTGGTATCAATCCCGGTGCAAAAGGCAAGTTCTCTTTAATGAAAGAGGACTATGTCGTACTACCTTTTAATACTCTGTCCCCAGTCGATTTCCAAGTAGGTGATTACGTTGACTTGCGTGGGGTACTCGATGCCTCCATGGGCGGTAAATTGGCAAAAATCTATCAGATTGTAGATATTCCCTATCCGACCTACAAGAACGGAGGCTACTCCTATGAACTTCGTTTTGACGCTTACTATTTCAAGTGGAAAACAAAGATATTCAAGTACACCCCGGAGTACGGAGGACTGGAAGCGTCCTGGTCCCTTACCGCTTCACTGGATGTCCAGATGGGTGTATTCCTTCGCAATTTGAAAGCTCTTGGTTATAAATATGAGGGAAAAGACTTCGTGTTTTCCATTGACGATAGTGTCGAGAACTCCTCCAAATTGATGACCTATGACAATACCAACCTCATTGATGCTATGTTCAGCATGGCTGATAACTGGGGTTGTGATTGTTGGGTAACGGACCATGTCATCAACTTCGGACGCTGTGAGTTCTCCGACGCTGTTAAGATAGAACTGGATAAGGAAGCCAAGGACATGAGCCGGAGTGACAGCAAGGGTACTTATGCCACAAGAATCTATGCGTTCGGTTCAACAAGAAACATCCCTACCAACTATCGCCCGGTAGACCAGACCACTGTTGTCAACGGTATCGTCCAGAAGCGCCTTATGCTTCCGGCAGGCACTCCATACGTGGATGCCCACGAGGGCTTGACCGATTTGGAAGCCATTGAAGCCGTTGTTGTATTCGACGACGTCTATCCCAAACGGGTGGGTGAAATCACCGGTGTAAGCTCTTATGAGAGCGAGGTAGATAATGAAGATGATACAAAGACAAAAGTTACCTTCTACCGGTTCAAGGATTCAGGCATCAACTTCTCGAAGGAATACATCCTTGAAGGACAGGAACTCAAAATCAGGTTCGAATCCGGCAAGCTCAACGGCATGGAGTTCGGTGCTGCCTTTAACCCTCTTGGTCTGACCGAGAAGAACGACGACGGCACATGGAATCCTGATGCCCAGCTTTGGGAGATTGTACAGAATGAAGACTACGGCCGTTCCTTGCCGGATGAAGTGTTGTTCCCTTCAAAAGGTGACAAGTATGTACTGTCTGGTTGGAATGCCGAGAAGATAACCGAACTTGGGCTGGTGGCTGCTGCCGAAGAGGAACTGCTTGCCACTGCAAAGAAGTACGTGGCAAAGACCTGCATCGACGACGGCACCTATACGGCTACGCTCAACTCCATCTGGGTACACAAAGACCAAATAAATCACAGCTTTGACATAGGACAGCGCATCAACCTTGTCAATCCTGCCTACTTCAAGGACGGGCGCTTGTCCCGTGTCATCGGCTTTGAAATCAACCTCGACAAGCCTTACGATTCCCCGCAGTATACGATTGGCGAAAGCACCGCCTATTCCCGCCTTTCCGATATTGAAACGCAAGTCGAAGAGTTGACTTTTAAGGGACAGACCTTCACTGGTTCGGGAGGAAGCAACATCTATGTCATCAAGACCAACGACGCTACGGCCGCAAGCAACTTCAATGTATTCTCTGCTTTACGTACCCTAAGAATGTTCTTGAGAAAGGATGCAAGCGACGTAGCGGAGGAGGTTATCACATTCTTAAAAGGCCTTTTGATTGGCAAGAATGGCAGTGGTATTACCGTCCGTGAAGACGGTACTTCCCAAGCTGTTGTTGACCGTCTGTATGTGAAGATAAAGGCCGTCTTTGAAGAACTGCAGGTTAAGAAAGCCACCCATGTAGGCGGTGAACAGATAATCACCCATGCCGGTATGAAGTGCATCCGCGTGGAGGAACTGGAAGATGCCTACCGCTGCTATTTCCTTGCCGAGCAGGAAGGTGAAGCGATAGCAAACGAATTTAGTGTAGGCTCGCTGGCGCAAGCAAAGGAGTGCAACATCGTCGAAGGGACTACCCTGAACGCCTCCAACCGCTACTATTGGCGTGAGGTCATGGCTGTGGGGCGTGACTATATTGACTTATCCAAGGCCATCTGTGATGAAGGTAGTGATATCCCCCAAGCAGGTGACGATATTATAGGATTGGGCCACCGTACAGATGTAGACCTTCAAAGCGCAATCGTGCTATCGTCTACCAACGAGACATCCCCGTCTATAACTTTCTACACCGGCATTGACGACTTCAACCTAACGGGGAAAGATGTAATCTCCTTCGGTGTTGACAAATCCACCGGGCATGCCTACATGAAAGTGTACGGTACTTCCTATATCGGCGCCCGTGATGAGAGCACTTACATCAAGTACACACCGGAAGGTGGCGTAGAAATCAAAGGGCGATTCCTTACGATGGCCGGTGAGGACATCCTGACAATGTTCACTGTCATTGAAGGACTTATCAAGTCTGAAATCTCATCCGTGCGTGATGAAATCAATGCCTTGAACAATTACCTTAACAATGCGTCTTTTGCCGCTGACATGCAGTACTGGACCGGTAGCAGCAACATACGCATCTTCCGAGTTGACGGTCGGCTGCTGTACTTCAACAGTAACTTCTATGCGAACAAGGAATCTTTCGCCGATATAGTAAGCGAACGCGCAAAGAATGTGCTACGCCTTAAGAACAGCTATATCGAGCAGGTCAACTCAGACTTTTACCGCCATCCGGATTTTGAGACCTTCGACGAACTCAAGCGCCCCCGGCAGTTCACTATCTCTTTCAAGTATCTGGTGAAGCGCCCCGGCACTCTTGCCTTCCATTTCAAGAACGAGAACAAAGAAGGTTTTGAGGAATACACCCCGATTTCCTTTTCTAAGGACCTATATCCCAGTACTGAATTCAAACAGATGGAGATAACCGGTAAGTGGAACGGAACCGGTGATTTCCACATGTCTTTTACCGGTGACATGTACTTGTATGCACTTACGCTAACCGATGATGCTCTTGCTGACTTGCGCGAGGAATTCAATATGCGTTTTGAACTTACAGACAAGAAGATTCAGGCGAACCTTGACGAAATCAGAAGCACGGCAGGCAAGCTTGAAGAGTATCACAGTGAATTCCTGCTTACCGCGCGCAACCTTGAAGCGAAGTTCACGGAGGACCTGACGAATACTGAGAGTCGTATAACGCAAGAATACACCTCTGCTATCGACATCTCCGCCCGCGGTCTTCGTGCAGACTTCAGTGCGTCCGTCTCTGACCTGGACGGCAAGCTGTTCGCCCATGCAGGCAGCTTTCATGTGACTGCCGAGAAGATAGAAAGTATGGTGACCGCCACAAACAGCCTGAAGGGTACCGTGGAACAGCACACCTCAGCCATTAGCCAGACGGCCAGCCGTATAGACCAGTTCGTGCAGAAGATAACCTTCGATTCCAAAGGTAACATTACCAATATCGACAAAGCCGGTTTAGTGACGGAAAGCAATATCGCCACCATGTTTGCGGAAAAGGTCGACCCCAACGGTGATATCGTCAGGCGTGCTCAAATCAGCGCGTTCATCACCGAAGGCGAAGCGGGCAGGCTGATATCCAATGCTACAATCGAGGCTGACCGGATAAACTTTACGGGAAAGACCATCATCAACGGCAGTTTCGTGGTCGATACAAACGGGCGTGTGACGATGAACGACATCACGGCAAACAACCTGACTCTAAAGGGCAGCATAACGGGCACGGATGCTACGCTGAACGGCATCACAGCTAATAATCTGACATTAAAAGGCAATATCTCAGGTATTGACGCCATCCTGAACGACATTACTGCTAATAACCTTACGTTGAAGGGCAACATTACCGGGGCGGGGGCTACACTGAATGATATCACCGCCAATAATCTTACCTTGAAAGGGGGTATAACGGGCAGGGATGCTGTCTTGAACGATATCACCGCGAACAACCTTACCCTGAAAGGTACCATATCCGGTGCCAATGCCACGCTTAACGATATCACAGCCAATAATCTTACGTTGAAAGGAAATATTTCCGGTGCCAACGCCATATTGAACGGCATCACCGTAAACGGAAAGATAAACGCCTCCAGCGGCCGGATAGGTGACTATCTGTATCTGCATGGTAACGGTATATCCACCAACTCGAGAGCGTTCGTGACCGACCTTACAGATAGCACTACGCAATTCGAACTCAGCAAGAGCTACTATCTGCATGCGATAGCGTCGGACGGAGGAGCCAATAGCATCCTGATAAGGCCCTACCAGACTATGGAAGCGGGCACAGTCAAAGGGGTGGTAACCATCTCTGCAACCATTCCGGGGCGCAATAGGGCCATACACGTATCTTCCGGCGAGAGCTATTTCGGTGGTGATGTGATAGTGGGGAAGATGTATGCTCCGTCCTCCGGGACTCTGGAAATTGCCGGGCCGCTGAAGACGCAAGGTGTATACCGGAATACTGACGTGATACTCTCTTCGGTTACAAGGTACAGCATTAAGGCGACCGACCACACACTGCTTTTTTACGGCAACTGTACTATATCCCTTCCGTCCTCTTCTGACGGGCATGAGATATGGATAATGCCGAACGGGAATACCATCAGTTTTCCTTCCGGTACGTTCGCGAACTCTTCCAGGACGAATATCAACGGGCGTGAATGGCATGTGATAAAACGGGTTTTGGGGAATTGGTATCTGTCATGGATGAGTATATAGAATAATTAAAATAGAAAGTATGAAAATCAACTTTAAGAAAATCGAGGCCCAGACCTCATTCGAAGGCGCCAAGCAGACCTTCGACGTAGCCGAAACGGTCGGCAATGAAATGATGTACAACGGAAGTATCCTTCTGGATATAGGCTTTGAAGACCTGGCACGGGAAATCTACTACTCGAAAGATGCGGTGGAAATCCCGGAACAGTATTGCAAGGCTCTTGAACTTGTGGTGAAGAACTCGCGGCTCATAGCTGCCGTGAAACGTGCGGTAATTAACCAACTGAACGTCATCCAGCCATCTTAAATCAATTCTGAAAATTATGGTATTGGAATCAAATCAGTTCAACCAGCTTGTAGAGGAGGTGAAGAAAGCCCTTCTTGTCGGCTCCCAAGGTGTGGGCGATGTGGAGATAGTCAATTCTCTGGATGACATTGTGAGCCTGCCTGCACTTCGCCTTTCCGGTATGGAGGAGTCGGTCGTCGAAGCTCCCCTAGAGCTGTTGTCCGCTCCCGCCAGGGAAGCTGCCGAAGAGCTACGTAAGGCCGAGGAGGGACGTGTCTCTGCGGAAAACCTGCGTAAGGATGCGGAATCAAAGCGTGCCTCTGCTGAAAGTGCTCGCATATCGGCTGAATCCACGCGTATCAATTCGGAGAAAGACCGTGTGGCGGCTGAAGGTACTCGGAAGACAGCCGAGACAGAGCGGGGCAGGGCTGAAACTATAAGGCAGACTTCCGAAACTACCCGTATCACAGCAGAATCCGGACGTGCAGATGCAGAATCCGAGCGTGTCAGTGCCGAGGACGGACGTAAAGCTGCCGAGACTACCCGGGGTACTGCCGAGTCCGGACGCCAGGAAGCCGAAGCGAGCCGTGCCAACGCCGAAAAAGACCGTGTTACAGCAGAAAGTTCCCGTGTGACGGCTGAAAACAAGCGTGTTACTTCCGAGACTGTCCGCATTACAGCTGAGGATGCGCGTAAAAGTGCAGAGACAAGCCGCCAGATAGCCGAGACAGGACGCGTAAATGCTGAAAGCGACCGTGCCACTGCGGAAACTGCCCGTGTTACTGAATTTGCTACCCTCAAGAAAAATACGGAAACGGCCACTGCGAGTGCTACTGATACGGCAGAACATCCTACCTATATCGGTGCAGACCATTATGTATACCAATGGGATAAGGGCACTAAAAAGTACGTTAAGACGGATATCTATGTGAAAGGCAAGCCGGGAGATACATTCACCCTTCTTGGACGTTACGATACGCTTGATGCCTTAAAGACTGCTGTACCTGACGGGTCAAACATCACTGGTTTCTATTCCGTTGGAACTGCATTGCCTTATACATATTATGCCTGGTATAACGGTGATTGGCAAAGTCAAGGACAATTGCAAGGTCCAAAGGGCGATAAAGGCGAGAAGGGGGATACGGGAGCGCAAGGTCCTCAAGGCGTACAAGGTCCACAGGGCATGAAAGGTGATACCGGCGCCACAGGACCGCAAGGAGTAAAAGGTGATACTGGTGCTACCGGTCCTGCTGGTGCAAAAGGCGCCACTGGTGCACAAGGAATACAAGGTCCAAAGGGCGATAAAGGAGACAAAGGTGATACGGGTGCAAAAGGCGCTACCGGTGCCACGGGTGCAGCAGGTGCAAGTGCCAGTATTACTGGTGCTACTGCTACGGTTGACGCCAACATCGGTACGCCCTCCGTGACCGTTTCTCTCGGTGGTACCGCATTGGCCAGAACCTTTTCCTTTGCTTTCAAGAACCTGAAGGGTGCTACCGGAGCAAAAGGCGCTACGGGTGCTACCGGAGCTACTGGACCTAAAGGGGCGACTGGTGCGCAAGGACCACAAGGGCCGCAAGGTGTCGGTGACCCGACAGTTACCGGTGTGAATACGGTCACGACACTGGCCTCCCTGCCAATTTCCAAGAGAAGTATCACTGCAAGTTTGGGCTCTGCCACGAACATCAGCCTTGCTTCCGGAATGTCAGTGGGTAATGATTTGTATATCCGCTGCGTCGCATCGGCGGCATTCACACAGCCGATACCCAATACCGGCGCGTTCACTTCGATGTCCGGTACTTCAATCAGTGTTTCCGCTGGAGATATCTTTGAGATTAGTATCTGGTGCTATGCCGCTGGCGCCTATTCAATATCCGTAAAAACAAGGGACTAAGGTTTATGAGTGTATTAAAAAGACGAAGCAATAATATAAAGGACGGTCAGTATGTGATTGCATTCTCCGACAGTAGAGCCTTAATAGATATTTCCAAGGATTGTGGAATGACATGGACCAGAAGACAACCTTCCGACCTTCCTAATGTAAACGAATACTTTTTCAGCAACGATAGAACGAGGATTGCCATGTCCGGAGACGGCAGGCATATCTATTGCTCGTGCTATATGGCAAATGTGGGATTATTGCGTTCTACGGATTTTCTGGAGACGGCAGAACCTTTCAAGCCTGATAATTGCTATTCCGTGTACTCGATAGCCTGCAACGGCAGGGGGAATCTGGTCGCTATTGTGTGTCAGAATAGCAATAACAAATATGATTTGATGCTTTCCGGGGATTATGGGAAAACATGGCGGGTCTCCAATGGATTAAAAGACAATACCGTGCCTCTCATGGGGGTGGAAATGTCCCATTCCGGCAGATACGTAGTGGCATATGCGTCAAATTCTCCCTATTATACTACCCATGAGCTGTTTATATCTTCCGATTATGGAGAAACTTTCAGCAGTGAAATATTCAGGGGGCCTATCACAAAGATTGCCATTTCCGGTGACGGCAAATACATGTTGTGTTGCTGCAACAGGGAGAGTTCATCAAAGTCATACTATGCCTATTATTCCGGGGATTATGGGAAGACGTGGACTAAAATTACCGATTCGAGTTTCTCTGCCCGTACATTGGCTGTATCCTATGACGGGAAATATATGGTTATAGAGGGAGGGTACTCTTATTCCGGTGCACGTATATCCGCCGATTACGGAAAAACCTGGGCATTGAAGCATTCCGTTATTGGCAATAGCTTTGCTTTGGGGCTGTCGTCTGACGGAAAGTATGCGATAGCACAGGAAAGTTCTTCTCCGTATCGTATGTTCAAATCTTCGGATTATCTGGGCTCATTTACTGAAATAAATACGGCACCGCTTACATCATTAGGTATTAGAGCGAATTACCGGTTTATCATAATGAATAAAAATAGACTTTAACAACAATGCAATATATACATATTTATTCCGAGGAGAAAGTTGTCCGTCTTGATTTTGAACTGGACGAAAACTATGAAGTGGGTACAATCTATGAGGATTACCTGGATGGAGCCTGGGTACCGTTGAATGCGGAACAGGAAGCATTTTACGAAGCCCATCCGGCAGCGTCTGCAAAGGAAATTCTCGAATGTGAATTAACCCCTCCCTATGAACCGACTTTGGAGGGTGTGAAGAGCGCGAAGGTCAATGAAATTGCTGTTTACGATGGATCCGATGTCGTGAATTCCTTTACGTTTGGCGGCAAGCGGATGTGGCTTGACAAGGATACGCGGGTAGGACTGGCAAACTCAATCACTATCGAGCAGGCTGCGGGCAAGGAGACAACCGTGCTGTGGTATGATACCGTGAAGTATGTAATCCCCATTCCTCTTGCCTTGCAGATGCTGGCCGCACTGGAACTGTATGCCCTGGAATGCTATAATGCCACGCAGGAACATCTGGCCGCGGTTATGGGACTTGCTACGAAAGAGGAGGTCGGAGCGTATGATTACACTTCCGGTTATCCTGAAAAATTAGTGTTCAACCTTTAAATTGATGGCTTATGATTTACTTATATTTTATGTCGCTGTTTTTGCTCACTATGTACATAATGTATGCGGTGAGAGTGTGCGGAGTGCCTTGGAGCTTGTCTGATACCTACTATCAGTTGAAGAAGCGGAATCGTCCGGCATGGCTGTTCCAGATAGCTATGATTGTTCCTGCCATGCTGCTTATGCCGGTGTGGATTGAATGCTCATCGGAGAACCTGCAATGTTTGGCATTTCTTGCTTGCGGTGGGCTGATGTTCGTCGGGACAGCCCCGCTGTTCAAGGAGGAATTTCAGAGCAAAGTACATTATGCAGGGACAGTAATAGCCGGATTAGCTACAATTCTTTGGGTTTGTCTCTCCGGTATGTGGTACTTGCCTGCGGTTGCTTTCCCGATAGCCGTTGTTATCATGTTGAGATACCGGAAATGGCTGTTCTGGGCGGAGATGGCAGCGTTTGCTTGTGCTTATGTGGGGGTGCTTATAATTTGTATCGATTGTTAAACCGGGAGAAATGGAAATGAATGATTGGATTATGTTGGTGACCGCACTCGGTGGCATCGAGGGCATCAAGCAGCTTGTTAAGTGGTGGATGTCGCGCAAGACCAATGCGCGTATTGAGGATGCCCATGCGGATGTTGAGGAGTTCAAGGCTTTACGGGAGTACAACGAGTTCCTGCAGAAGCAGCTTTCGGAGAAGGAACAGCGGTTTGTGGAGCAGACTGACCGGCTCCGTAAGGTGCAGGATGAATTGTTTACACTGAAGGAGACTAATTCTGACCTGAAACTGGAACTGGCGCTTAAACGGTGTGAGAGAAAGAAATGCGGTGACAGAGAACCGCAAAACGGATATTAATTAAAGATTAGAAGAGGAGGAAAAGAAATGAGTGTACCAAGAGGATTGAGAAACAACAATCCCGGCAACATCCGTCTGAGCAAGGACAAATGGCAGGGATTGAGAGAGAGACAGGAAGATAAAGAATTCTTCCAGTTCGTCAGCATTGAATGGGGCTACCGTGCGTTGATGCGCACGTTGCAGAACTACCGGTGGAAACACGGGATGAAAACCATTAGTGATTTTATAACCCGATGGGCACCGCATAAGGAAAACGATACCGGAGCTTATATCCGCAAAGTATGCCGTGAAATGGAGGTGCCAAACACCTATATCCCGGACATTGAGGACAAGGCAACGGTGTGCGCTTTTGCCGCTGCCATCTCGTTGGTAGAAAACGGCATCCCGGCTGTGATGGAGGACGTAGAGAAAGGATGGAAACTGTTATGAAACGGTTGCCTTGGATATTGGTTGCGCTGCTGGCGGTTGCTTGTGTGGCGGCTTGGCTTCGCCCGCATGAGCAGCCTCCGGCTGAAGTTCGTGTAGAAACGAAGATAAAGACGGTTGTCAAGGTAGATACGATGCTTATCTCTGCACCTATGGCTGTGTTCTGGCGTTTCGTGCCGGATGATACGACACGGATAGGTGATACCTTGCTTCATCGTAAGCAAGTAGTATATAGAGACAGTTCGTATCGTGCTGTGGTGAGTGGATATGTAGACCCTCGGCTGGATAGTATGATGGTGTATCCGAAGACTGTGTATCAGACGGTGACGAATGATATTTATCATCCGGTGATTGTCAAACCGAAAAGGAAGCGTTGGGGATTTGGCTTGCAGGCTGGATATGGCTATCCGGGTGGATGGTATGTTGGGGCTGGGGTGAGCTATAATTTATGGCAATGGTGATATGATTAAAATTGGAAAATATAGTGTAGTTCAGTCTGGGAATTTCTTACTTCAAGAGAATATACCTCTTTCAGTTGAATGTGATGGAATACATATTGAGATAATGTATATGGAATCAAATGAGTCTTCTCTTTACATCGTTAATAAGAGGTGTTGGAAAAAACTTCTGATACGAACTGTTTTTGGGGAAAACACTTACTCTCCATCTCCGTGTTTAATTCAAGAAGCAAATGGCAAAGAGTATTATCTTAGTTTTATTCTAACTTCTGCTTTTAATAGGAAACGAAATTTTGTCTTCAATTTATTACGGAATTAGATCTTTAGTTCCTATTTTTGGAATAATCTCATAATCCGCTAAGAATAAAAAGTTTATGCGGAAAGTTCAAGAACGAGGTAATGAGTTGGCAACTGTTCTGATTTCTACATACTTGCGTGATTTGCATTTATGTACAACTCATCTTGGAACAAAGGTACAACTTTTTTATGAACGAGCAAAAGAACGGTACATTTTTCATTATTGCAGGGTAATATTTGAAATATTTGAAATTGGTCTATCATCAATATGTGATATATGAGTTTCCCGATTCCGCCATTCACCCATTTTCGTTGCTCGTCTGCAAAGGAAGTACAGACTTCATTTGAAAGTTGAAAGGTCGGGCGGCAAGCCGTTTCGGGCCGAATCTTCCTTCATTGAATAGTATTCACCCCGAAAACCTTTCCCCTTTCAAGCCTGTACTTAAAACCGCAGACGGCAACGGAAATGAGCGACTGACGAAAATGTAGATAAACAAACAGACAGCATACAAAAGGGTTCTTACATTGATAACCCATTTGTATGCTGTTCTTGTATCTATCCATAGGGGCACTATTATTTTGTGACAGATGAATATATGGGCAAGCGGTAAATTTCGCTCCCTCCAAAAATATAGAAGAGGTTTATCCGCTGTTGTTCATTAAATGTTTCCCGTTATACTCCCGTTTTAAGGCTTGCTCAATTTCACTCCGCTTGTAGAGGACTTTGCCACCGAGCACATAGTAAGGGAGTGTTCCGTTACTACGATACTCGCTCAATGTTCTTCGGCTCACTTTAAGCATATATGCCACCTCCTTGTCGCACATATATTCATCGTCATTGGGTAATGTCGCCCCATCTTTGGGAATACTGTCAATGATTTCCGACAGCTGGTCGATACTCTCGTGAATGGACTGCATCCACGCATCGTCTTTTGTTCTCATCTCTTGGTACATAATTCAAATTGTTTTTGCTGTTATACTTCGGTTAAATCTCTCTGCCTCGCCATTTGGCTTCTTTTCGCCTATCCTCCACCTTTGTTACTATGCTATCCACATCTTCGGGCAGATAGTATGTGCGATTGCCGATTTTGGTGTAGGCAAGAGTTCCGTTATCTCGCAAAGTCTGTAATGTACGCTTGCTGATTTTCAACTTCTGACAAACATCCTGATGGTCGAGCCAATTGTTTGTCTTCTTCCTGCCACCCTTTACAACGGGTGAGTTCGATACTCGCAGAATAAACTGTTCAATCTTCGTGGCAAATTCCTCGAATGCCTTACGCTCAAAAATGATTAAATCCATACGCTTTTGTTTTATTTGTTTTTAATATTCTCAACCTTTTGTTCCGCTAAGATATAGTCGGCATCAGCACCTATCCAAGCGTTTTGAAGATGTGGCAGTATGTGGCGTTTATTTGGCACTCTATGGCGTCATTCTCCACTCCGCCCACATCGGTAATTTCAGTAATTTTAATCAACCGTTGCCATATCTTCACTGCAAATAAAAGCAGTAAAAAGCATACTGCAATGGGGGTGTCTATACGTGTCATAGACTGACATATCATTGCATATTCAGTGTTATGAATAGCACCACTAAATCCTATTATATCCTTAATCATTGTTATTTCTCTTTTCATCGTCATTTCGTTTTTCTTGATGCAAAGAAATAGATATGTAATCACACCTCAATCATCTTGTGAGCCTGTTGCAGTATGTGGCACGGTTCGTGGCACTTTTAGATGTATATGATGATACATTTTTAAGTATACATCACATTGTAACCAATATTATATAAGAATATCCCCAAGCGATTACCCGTCTCGGATCTTGTCCGTAGCATTGTCGTTTGTCAGACCGATGCCTATCCGTCTGCCAAACTCGTGTTCCGAACAGCCGAAACGGATAGTCGCTGATTCTATGATAGCAGTATAGCGGATAGACCAACTCCCGACACTTCGGCAGTCCGTCTATCCGCTATCGTATTTAAGCCCTTAATTTCCTCAATTAAGCATTTCGTCCTAATACATAATTACCCGTTCAACTTGGGAAGAATCGTGCAGTCTGCACTGCATACGAATCACCCCGAAATGCAATACAATTCATAATTGCCTACATAAACCTAATTAGTTGTGGCAGAATTGTATGCACATTTTCTTTGCAGCAGATAATCGGTCATAATTGTGCACAAAGACAATAGTATTAACTTTCAAAACCATTCAAAAAATGAGTAAAAAACAGACTTTAAGTAAAACAGAGTTGCAGGAAATGACAGGTTTGGATTTCTCCGAGCAGAACTCGCAAATAGAAGAGAGTAGAAAGAAGAGTATTGATGCCGCATTGGAGGATTTCTCTATTGAAAACATCAAGCCACTTCCTCTACCATCAGTAGCGGAGCAAGCCCAAACGGAAGCAGCACCTTCCATTGAAGAGGTGACAGATGAAGTTCCACCTACCAATGTGGTAGAGCAACAGCCACCGACACCACACATCCAACGCCGAGTGAGTAGCAAACAACGCAAGCTCTCGTTGGAGGAGTACCGCAACACCTTTATGCGACCTTACAAGATTGAAGACCGCAGACCGGTATTCATCAGTGGCAAGTTGCGAAAGATGCTCGATAAGTTCGCCTGCAAAATTGGTGAGGATAGAATGAGTATGTCGGGATTATTGGAGAACATCGTCCGCCATCACATCGAACTTTATTCAGAAGATTTCGAGCATTGGAAAGGGATGTAATGCCGCAATGCAAACCTTACCGCCCAACGGCAGTTCGGCCGGACTGCATTACGGCAACTAAATCAGAAAAAGTAATTGAAGCAACCGAAAACCGTAAATGACGGTGGAAGCAGCAAGACCTCAGTCTTGGGGTGTAGCGAGGTTATCTTTCGGGATGCCGAAAAATGTCGGTCGAGCCGCCATTGCACCCGAAAAACCTCGCTCCACTCCCGAGTGGAGGCAATCTGCTCCCGATGGTCGCAGATTGTGAAAAGCCGAATTGAAAATCAATAACCAAGTAAAAAAATCGCAATGATGAATTATAAGAAAACAAACAAATCAAAGCCCAGAGGCAGACCACAGATAAGTACCCTGAAACGCCTCACAAAATCAGTAACGGTGAAGTTTTCAAAGCCCGACTATGAGAAGCTACGCCACCGAAGCAAGAATGCCAATCGCACGCTTGCTGAGTACATTCGAGACGCAGCCTTTGACGCACGCATAGTAGCCAAACATTCGGCTGAGGATGCTGCCGTAATCCGCAACCTTACAGGTATGGCAAACAACCTTAATCAGCTAACTAAACTGTCGCATCAGACTGGATTCTATCGAACAAAAAATGTAGTGATGGAGCTGCTTGCCAGGTTGAAGGAGGTATTAAGCGACTACAAAGCCGAAGAAAGGAGGTGCAGATGATAGGTAAAATCAAGAAGGGAAAATCCTTTGGCGGTTGCATACGATATGTGATGGGTAAAGACAACGCCGAAATCATTTCGTCTGACGGTGTACTGCTCGGAACAAATAAGGAGATGATTGATAGTTTCAACTATCAATGCCTCTTAAATCCGAAGATTAAGCAACCGTTAGGACACATTGCACTGAGCTTTAAGAGAGAAGATGCACCACGATTAACCGATGACTTTATGGCTAAAATCGCATTGGAGTATATGGAATTGATGAGCATTAAGAATACCCAATTCATCTTGGTAAGGCATCATAACACCGACAATCCGCATTGTCATTTGGTCTATAATCGCATCAACTATGATGGTAAAGTAATCTCCTCGCAGAACGATTTTAAGCGTAATGAGATTGCCACGAAGAGGCTGAAAGACAAGTATGGATTGACATACGCGGAGGATAAGAGCAAGACCAATGTGAAGAAACTTCACGATCCTGAACGGGTGAAGTATGAGATTCATAATGCTGTTAAGGCTGCTTTGAAACGAAGCCGTACTTGGGGAGAGTTCAATGAGGAGTTGAAACGCAGAGGTATTCTCTTGGAGTTTGTATTTAGGCGAAAAGGTACTCGTGCTTTTGAGGATGTTCAAGGCATACGATTCCAAAAAGATGGTCTGACATTTAAGGCTTCTCAAATCAGTCGTCAGTTCTCTTTTGAGAAATTAAGAGCGCAATTGATATGGGATAAGCCACAAGCACAGACAGAGATTGAGCCTAAACAGAAACCGATAAGGCAAGAAATAGTGCAAAATTACAGCGTTACTGATAGTCTTATTGAAAGCAATGGATTGGGCTTGCTGAATATTCCAGATGCACCATCAGAAGATGAACAACCACCTTCTTGGCAGAAGCAAAAGAAAAAGGAGCGAAAGAAGAATCAAGGAATAAGATTCTAAGCAAACAAATTTTTCACACTTAAAACAAATTGATATGAGTAATAAAAACTTTAATAACAACGACAATGAGTCGTTTATGGAAGGCATCTACGGATGCTTGGAGAGAATCGAAACCGCAGTAATTGAATTGCAAAAGTTTCAACCGAATGAGGGTAATTCCACAGTTCCTAATGTGGACAACACCGCTTTAGTTCAGGAAATTAAGGCTCTTGTAGAAAATGCTACAGGTGCTAATTGTAAGTACACAGAACGCAAGATTCAAGAACTTACAAAGACTCTGAGTGAAAATCTCGGTGTTGTCAATGATAATGTAAAGGGTGTTTCAGGTAAGAATAAGCCCGATTTTGTAGCCATTCAGAACGAGTTTGAAAACCTTAAAAAGTTGACAGCGTCACTTATACCAATGATTGAGGAGTCCAAAGTTCTCCATAGAGAGAATGACTATAATTTCAATTTAAACTTCAATTCCAAACTTGATTGGTTTATGCTTACACTCAATACTATTGTCATCGCATTCTTAGCGTCTGCATATTACTTTGAGTCGCAACGAAATAAAGATGAAGAGGATGACTCTCTCAAATATCGCTACATCAAGATGAAAGGCGATGCTTCGGCAGAGCAGATAGCCACTTTGGAGGACATCTTCGAACTCAATCGCAATACCGAAGCAATTGAGCAGATGCGTGAAGATGTGGAGACCTATGAAGAGGCTGTACGCAAACAAGCCGCCCTTGCCGAGCAAGCAAGGCTCAAAGAGCAAGCCGCAAAGGAACAGGAGAGCAAAGCCAAGTCCATTAAGAACAAGCAGGATAATAGTAAGGTTAAACAAAATAAATCAAAACCCTGATTGTGATATGGCAACAGTAAAGATTAAGTTCCGACCATCAACGGTTGATGGCGGACAAGGCTCAATTTTCTATCAAGTAATCCATAATCGTGTAGCCCGTCAGCAAAAGACGGGCTACCGTCTCTACGGCTATGAGTGGAACAGCCACTCTTCAGAGGTAGTGTTACCCAAGTTCAACGAGAACAGAAAACGCTATCTATCGGAGATTGGCGACAAAATCCGAATGGATGTCAAGCATTTCCAGAAGGTCATCGCTGATTTTGAACATAGCGGATGTGATTATACCGCTGATGATGTGATAGCGGAATTTGCATCGGACAACCCCGAAAATTTTCTCTTTCCATTTATGGAGGGCGTTATTGCCAATCTGAAAACATTGGGCAAGATACGCACATCGGAAACATATGCTGCGACTCTATGCAGTTTCAGGCGTTTCCGAGAGGACAAGGATGTGCCATTGGATGATATGGATTCAGATATGATGATGGCATACGAGGCATATTTGAAGAATAATGGAGTGAGTCCAAACTCTTCATCATTCTATATGCGAAATCTCAGAGCAGTATATAATCGTGCCGTAGAAAAGGGACTTACCTCACAACGCTTCCCATTCAAGCACGTCTACACGGGAGTGGATAAGACCGTCAAACGAGCCGTACCTCTGAAAGTCATCAAGCGAATCAAGGAGATGGACTTCTCTATGAATCCGTCCTTTGACTTCGCCAGAGATATGTTCCTTATGAGCTTCTATACCCGAGGTATGTCATTCGTGGATATGGCATACCTGCGAAAAAAGGATTTGCAGAATGGTGTGCTTTCCTATCGCAGACGCAAGACCGGGCAACAACTCTTCATCAAATGGGAGAAGTGTATGCAGGAGATTGTGGATAAGTACGACACTTCGCAATCCAATTACCTTTTGCCTATTATCAAACCTTTCGGTGATATAGATGAACGCAAGCAATATATCTATGCAGCCCATAATATCAACCGTTGCCTGAAAATCATCGGTAAAGAGTTGGGATTATCCGTTTCACTAACCTTGTATGTTGCTCGTCACGCTTGGGCAAGCATCGCCAAGAGCAAGAATGTACCGCTATCGGTAATCAGTGAGGGTATGGGACACGACTCGGAAGCCACCACACGCATCTACCTTGCATCATTGGACACCGTAGCCATCGACAAGGCGAACAGTATGATATTGAAATCTCTATGAGTGAAGGATGGTTGAGCGAACGAGAAAATCTCTTGATAAGAGAAATGATTACCGTTGCAAAATTACGAAGAATTATACAATCAAAACCAAAAAAGGAATTAAAAAAGCAGGTTGATTTTCATTTTGTTTTGCTCCACAGGTCTATTGTTGAGCAAATTTCAATGTATCAGCCTGCTAATAGACTCATTTATAGAATAGACTTACAATATTACTTGCTCTTATCAAGAGAGGTTTACTCTTTAGCTTCTTTATATAGAATTAAGAACTTGTAAACCTGACGATTGCCTACCACAATTAAGTAACCCATAAACAATTGGCGACCAACAGTTGAAAGAGCAACGAGGAATTAGAAACGAAACCAGAGAAAAGTATAGCGATGCAATTACCCTCTATGTAGAGACCGGTCTTTCCATAAAACAAATATGCGAGCAGACCGGGGTCGGCTTTTCTGCGTTCAGTTCTTACCTCTCCACTCATCACCGTGACCTAATCCTCAAACGACATAATCTTACAGAATTTAAGAATGTCAAACTTAGAGGAAAGAAAGGTCAAACTACTGCCGCCCATTACAAATACAAGGATGCCATTGCCGCTTGCGACAGTATGGAGTATATTGAATACAATATATCCCAGATAGCACGTATCTTCAACGTAGATTGTTCCTCTTTGGCAAGCCAACTTCGCAGACATTACCCCGATATCGTACCACGCAGAGAACAGGAACGCAGACGGATAGGAATAACCGTCAATCTGCAATATGGAGCACGCAAGTGGAGCAAGGAAGAGTATGCTACTGCCATTGAGATGTTGCAATCATCCGATAAAACCATTGAAGAGGTTGCAGAGACTTGTAATGTATCCTACACGGGTTTGCGAGAACACATCTTAGCCTATTATCCACAAATTACCCGTAATAGGGAGGAGAAACGTATCCGTGCAACAGGTCAAAAGGTCAGAGGTATGCGTAACGGAAATTGGACTGTCTGTGAGCCAGACCGTGAAACTCTTGAAAAATATGAGAAGGCTATAGACCTGTATCGTACAACATCGAAGGATGTAAAGGATATAGTACGTATTGTTGGGGTAACTCTCGGTGGCTTCCGCTACCACTTGAGAACTTGGCATCCCGAACTGATGGTTCTTAGACGTGGCTTTGACGAAGGTATGGCATTGGAGCAAACCAAACGTTATAAAAAATCTTCTGCTGAGAAATATGCCAATGCAATCGAAAGATTACAGAATACCGATTTGCCAACGGCAAAGGTCGCAGCGGAATTTGGACTGAATCCCGAAACATTCAGGATGTATCTCAGGGAGCATCATCCCGAATTGGTTACAGCCCGTGGAATGATAAGGACATCTGACGGTAAGGTCGTTTCCAATCGTAGTGCAGAAAAGTATGCGGAGGCGCTACGCATCTATGCAACCACTTCCGAGTCCTTGAAATCCATTGCCAAACGGTTGGGACTTACCTATAATAGTGTAGGCGGTTTTATACGCCGTAACTATCCCGAAGCCATCGAAAAGCATAATTCGTTGCTTGCATCCAGTGAACAGATGTTTGCTGAAGGGATAGAAAAGTTGAAATCAGGAAACGCCACTATCCATGCCGTGATGGACGAGTGTGGCTACAATGAATATTTCAGAACTTACATAAAGAGCAAGTATCCCGAACTGCTTCATCGTAAGACGGAACGCAAGCCGATAGTTAGGAAACAAAAGACGGCAGATAAATATGCAGCTGCTATCGAATGTATGAGAAATAGCACCGATACGATGAAAGATATTGCAGAACGATTTGGACTTAACATACATTCATTCCGCAAATATCTCTATAAATATACTCCTGAAATTATAAAGTTAAGACACAATAAGCCGTAAGAGCCAAAAGAATAGGGATGATGTTGAAGGTGCAGAGCAGAATAGATTGTTGAGCGAATGAAAGGTCTCTTTGGAAGAGAGAACTTATCTCTTTGGAAGAGAAATGATTACCGATACAAAATTACACATTTTTCGGCAAATAGCACCAATTTACACTAAAAAATGTTATGCTCGATTCAGATTTTGTTTAGTGGCAATGTGGATTGTTGAGCAAATTATGTCGTGACTGTTCAAATAACCTACTCGTAATCAATAGCAGTATGTCGCATAAATCACTCTTCCAAAGAGAAGTGACCTATTATTCTGATTTATGCGCATTAAGAAATATTGTATAACGCTGATTCTCTTGCTGTTTGGTGTAGGTGTTGCGCATTCGCAAGAGAAACACACGGAAATCTGTATTGACTTCCGTGTGAACAGTACTGTCATAGACTCCGCCTATTCGGACAATGCCGCCCGTATGCAGAAGATCTTGGAGTTCCTGCGAACTATACGCCAAGACAGTACAATCAATATCATTGAAGTATCCTTCTGCGGAGCAGCTTCTCCCGAAGGCAGTTATCAACTCAACCGCAAGTTGGCACAAGGCCGTCTCTCGGCACTTGAAAAATTCATCCGCAGTGAGGTGGATATTCCCGATAGCCTTATTACCCATAATGACAGCTATATCCCGTGGGATTATCTCAAATCGCAGATTGAGGATTCGGGACTTATCCGTAAGGATGAAGTAATTGCCATCTTGGAGGAAGAAGCCCGATTGGTGGACTATCATCACCCGAATACGCATATCGACAACCGTGTCGTAAAATTGAGAGCATTGGACGGTGGTAAGGTATGGCAGCAGATGAACAATCTCTTCTTCGAGCAGATGAGAAATGCGTGTGTGGTATTCGTAACCTACAAGAAAGAGTTGCCACCCATACAAGTGCCTGTAATCGTGCCTGATACCATTAAGGTAGAGCCAATAGTTGAAGCCGTCGAAATTGTGCCCGACACAACGGCTATTATAGAAACGGTTATTCCCGAAGTGGAGGAATGGACACGCAAACTGCACGTCAAGACCAACGCCATCGGCTTGGGAATGGGCATTGCCAATGTCGCAGCGGAAATCGACTTGGCAAAGCACTGGTCGTTCACTTTGCCCGTCTATTATTCGGCTTGGGACTATTTCAAGACCACCATCAAGTTCAGAACATTCAGCGTACAGCCCGAGTTCCGCTATTGGCTGTCGGAAAACAACGATGGTTTCTTTGCAGGAGCACATTTCGGACTGGCTTATTACAATTTCGCCTTTGACGGTGATTACCGCTATCAGGACCACAATCGTGAAACACCCTCCATCGGTGGTGGTTTAAGTGTAGGCTATCGCTTGCCTATCAGCAGGAACAACCGCTGGTGGGTGGAGTTCTCACTCGGAGCAGGAGTATATTCAAATCACTACGACAAGTTCCACAATACTCCACGCACAAAAGACGGTCTGATGATAGAGAGCATCAAGAAGACCTATTGGGGTATCGACCAAGCAGCGGTATCGTTCTCCTATTCGTTTGACTTAAAGAAGAAAGGAGGCAAGCGATGAGAAAGATTCTATACCTTATTGTATGCTTGCCGATATTGCTTCTTTCGGCTTGTGATGTTCACGAATGGCCTGAAACGCCGGAGTTTGTAAAAATGCATCTTCGCCTCAATTATGAAACAGATATGACCGAATGGGAACATCTGTATGATGGGACATCGGTCATTGAGCAGGGATATGGCGAGACATACGACAATCATCGTGATTATGGCAAAATACGTTACATTGTCCGCACCTATCCCGTGTCGGAGAAAATGCGTACCACATCGGACTATACACAGGAGTTCGTATTCACGAAAGATATATCAGAGGGTTATGACCACGAAGTCACGCTCGACCTCTTGCCCGGCAACTACAATGTGATGGTATGGTCAGACTTGATTCAGACAAGCGGTGACAGCCATTTCCACAATGCAGACAACTTTGCGGAAATCAGACTGCAAGGCGACCACAAGGGTAACAATGACTACCGTGATGCTTTCAGAGGTACGAACAACATAACACTTGTTTCGGATATTGTGGAGCATCAGCTGGATACGCTGGATATAGTAATGCAACGACCGCTTGCAAAATTTGAATTCATTACCAATGATTTACAGGAATTTATAGATAAAGAGATTGAATATCTGAAAAAAGAAGCCGCTACACGTGGAGAAAATGCCCCGACACGAGTTGATACAGATAAGTACAAGGTCGTATTTCATTATTCGGGATTTATGCCTAACACCTATAATATGAATACAGACAAACCAATCGATTCTGCAACGGGAGTAATGTTTGAATCAAGACTCGGGATATTAAATGATAATGAAGCATCGTTGGGATTTGACTATGTATTCGTAAACGGAAAGGAAGCCGGAGTATCCGTTCAAATTGGGTTGTATGATGGGGAAGATAGGCAGATTGCTCTGTCTGAACCTATTGATGTATCTCTAAAGAGAAGTTATCATACAATACTGAGAGGATCTTTCTTGATGCAACAGGCAACGGGAGGTATAGTTATAAATCCTGATTTTGATGGAAACCATAATATAGTAATTGACTGACAATGAAGATATATAGATATATTGGATACTTATTCTTTGCTTTTGCAGCCTCGATAATGTCTGCTTGTACTGATGAAGATATGTTGGGGCAGAGTGGAGATAGCGTGAACATAACATTCCGTCCGTCGTTGGGCGGTGAGTTGAATACCCGTGCCATAGGAGATGCTACAGGTATAGACCAACTGGTTGTTGCTGTTTACGAAGGGAACGGGACATTATCAAAAACATTCTCTTATTCGGAGGATTGGAACACTGTTCAGCAAGATGGTATAACACTCTCATTGATTGAGGGTCGAACATACAATATCATCTTCTGGGCGCAGGATGCTGACAATAAGGCATACAGTCTGACCGATGACGGAAAGATAAGTGTAAACTACGAAGAATATCTGAATGATGGTTTTTCCCAAATGGAGCAGTTGGATGCTTTCTACGCTACCGCAACAGTGACTGTAGGGGCACAAAAGGTAGAAGATAAGGGAACAATTTATCTTACTCGTCCGTTAGCTCAAGTCAACTTTGCGGACAATACCACAAAGCCAGTTCAGGAAACACATAAGGCGGTGGTTACCTTTCACAGATTCCCCACTTCTTTTGACCCGTTCTCTGGTATGGTTACGATGTCCGAAAGTGACATGTCTTTCATCTTTAAGGATTTTCCAGAAGAAGAGACTTTGAATATCAACAATTCTTCATATTACTATGTAGCGAGCAATTATCTGTTTGCTCCAGCAGAAGGAACCACCTCTATTGAAGCTACTCTCGACTTACAACAGATTGATGGTACATCCATCAACACCTTTGAGTTCAGTGGTGAAAAGGCCATTACATTGGAGAAGAATAAAAAGACCAATGTACTTGGAGCCATTGTTCTTCAGCCTGAAACTTGGAGTGTATGGAATGGTGAAATCCCGACAGAATCAACTCTGACAACTGACCCGGAGAATCAGAATCGTTATATCATTGATGAAGCCAATGATGTGGCTTGGCTAAGTGTTAAGGAGAATGCTCAAAGCCTTGCTGCCAATAGCACTTTCGTGATGACTGTCGATGTGGATATGAACAACGGCAGTGGTCTTGCGGCTATACAACTCCCTTCGGGAAGTACATTGGACGGTGATGGACATACCATCAAAGGCTTGCAGTTAGAAAATGCTCTCTTGGGGGATGTAACAGACATTACTGTCAGGAACTTAACCATAGAAGAAACAACAGTGGCAAATACATCTGCCGATGTGACCCATATAGGAGTATTGGTTAATACACTCAAAGGAAGCAATACATTCAGCAATATCCAAATCAAGAGTACATCCGTCAGCACCCAAAATGGAGCTGCGGGTGGTATAGTGGGATATATTTCTCGAAAAAGTCCAAATGATAGGAACGAGACATTGACCGTAATCTTTGATAATTGTCATGTAACGGAAACAACCGTAAATGGTACACAAAGTGAAGGCCATTTTGTGGGACTACTTCGTGGTTATGATAATAAAGAAACTTTGCAATTCAATAGTAATTGTACGCTTACACTTTCTGCTACCGTAAGGTCTGTTGATGATTTTGTGTCTCCTTACCGTGAGGGTAATGAGGGTACTTGGCTTGCGAACAATGACTATTCTAAATATGATGGCTGGTTGGGAGATGAGGAGTGTTATCGCGGCACTGTCATATACGGGGATAATCGCTTTATACCATGTTGGGATGGAGAGACTAAAGTCACACCTCTTACAGAAGGAAGCACTAAATTGATTTATTCAGCGTTTGACTTGGCATCATTGCAAGGTAGTGGTCATACATCTGTTACTTTTAAAGAAGATGTAGATTTGGGAGGTAACAGAGCAACCAATAAGAATCCGTTTACACCAATAAGTGCCATTGGCACATTGGATGGCGAAAATCACAAATTATATAATCTGAACATTTTTTACAATAGTTGGATTGTCGGCTTTATTAATGGAACAAGTGGAACAGAAACAGTACATAAAAATCTACATTTTGTAAACTCTTCTGTCAGAGCAGATATGACGGGAAATGAAAAACAGGTATATGTGGGAACTCTTTGCCCTTATGTACAACATAAGTATATAGTAGATAACATCACAATAAACGATGGATATGTATTAGGATTGGGAAAACTTGGTGGCTTAATAGGTTTTGTCACATCAGAAACAACTGCATCTTTAGATTGTAGTAAATGTAGTGTTATTTCATCAACCATAGAAAATATTGAAAGCTCTGCGGTAGACCGTTTTGGGAATAGTTATGTTTATGCAGATTTTAATCCACAAGGAGAAGTCGGAGGACTAATTGGATTCATAGGAAATGATGTTGTCATTACAGATTGCCATGTTACAAATTGCAATATTAATTGTTATGGGCAGGACAAGAAAACTGCTGCTGGCATCTTTGCTGTACCAGGGCGACATGTAAATCGATTTATTGGAGATATTAGAACTATCAATGGGGATATAATCAAAATATTAGGCTGTACTGCAGAAAACAATAGTTTCGGGATTAGAGATGAGGATACCCAATATAATCAATTTAATCTTGTTGGCAGATGTTACTACATCGAGATTGGCATAAATATGCCATTTATTGGCAAAGTAGGAGTCTTTGATACAAAGGGTAAACTATTCGTAGATGAAATTGAATATGCTCCGTCTAAAAATAATGGGGATTTAAAAAAATAAACAATATGAAAAAATTATTCTATTTACTATTGGCAATGCCATTACTATTTACATCGTGCAGTAAAGACGAAGGGATGGCGAGTGAAGAAACAGTTCAGGTAAGTTTCAGCACAGAGCTTCCAAGACGAATCGGAACACGTGCAGGTACGACCGATTTGAATGTGAATAAGGTGGTGTGTGCCGTATTTGAGGACGGAGAAGAAATCACAACCTTGCGTGATGAAATTGAAATCAAAGAAGGAGAAGAAATCGTATTTGCTCCTCGCTTGATTAAAGGTCGTACATACGATGTTGTCTTTTGGGCTATGAAAGACGACAATTATAATGTGGACGATATGACAGCCATTACTCGTGCTTCGGAAACGACTGCGGCTGAAAGTGATTTTGATGCATTCACAAAAAGTGTAGAGGTCGAAGTAACAGGCTCCAAGTCGGAAACAGTAACGCTCAAGCGTCCACTGGCACAACTGAATCTGGGTGTAACATCTGATGACTGGAACGCTGTGGCAAGTGAAGAAACATTTGGAATGACTCCAACAAAAATGGTTATAACTCTGACAGGGAAAGATACATTCAACGCCCTCTCAGGTGCAACCATAGGGGAGGATAAAGAGGTAACATATACTCTTGATGTGTCTGGAGAAGACCTTGTGGCAGGGAATGAGACCTATAAGAGTATTGCGATGTGCTATGTATATCCCGATGCAGGACAAGAGATTATAGATATTACGTATACCATCTATGACCAAAACAATGAGGTTATTCGGGAGGATGTAACCATTCAAAACATTCCGTTGGAAAATAATTATCGTACCAATCTGGTTGGTGGATTACTAACCGGAACAATTACATATACCATCACTTTTGAGAAAGATTTCAATACGACAGAAAACAACGAGACGATAGAATAATGTATAACCAGTTAAATCAATTTCAAGAAACAGAGATAGATAGCACAAAGAAACAATTGGAATCCTTATATGATTCCTTCGAAATCTCTCAATGGAGATTTCTACTATGATGAATTCCCCTAAGGAATAATCCTTATGAACACTGGACGAGATTCCGGCATATGTAAATATGTGGGAAAACGTGAAAAGGAAGAAAAGAATATAAACTTTTTAATTATTAATTTAAAAACATTTCAAGATGAAAAAGAATTTGTTTATGAGTATGCTTGCAATGGCAGGTATGCTGTTTGCGACCTCATGTTCGCAAGACGAATTGCTTAACGAACCCACAACGGGCGATTACGTTAATGCAAAGTTCACTATTTCTACTCCTGAAGGTATTGGCACACGTGCCGCTGTGAATGTAGGTGAAGGTACAACAGTAAACTATGTAGCTTGTGCTGTTTATGATGCGACTGGAGAAGAAATGCCAGATTTACGTCAGTATAGACCAATTACCAACAAGACGGCCGAGTATTCAATCCGTTTGGTTAAAGGTCAGGCTTATCGTGTAGCGTTCTTTGCTTATTATGGTGAAGATAATGGTATATCAGATTACTATGACATGCAGTATTTGACTGATATTAAAATTAAGGATGCGAAATCAAATATTGAGCATCGTGACGCCTTTACTAATTATGTTGATGTTACAGCCCAAGAGTCAATGAAGGCGGTTGAGAAACCTGTAACTCTTTATCGTCCCTTTGCTCAGCTTAACCTTGGCGCAGTTGCAGAAGATATTGAAGCTGCAAAAAAAGCAGGTGTGGTTGTAACTAATAGTAAAATCACAGTAAGCAATGTCTATACAGAGTTTGACGCATACAACAATGCAATCGTTGCTGGAGCACAATCAAAAGAGGTAACTTTCACAATGAATGAAATTCCTGGTCAGGATTTGTATGTCGATATGGATAATGATGCTACTACCGCCGATGAATCATTTGAGTATCTTGCATTGAACTATCTTCTTGTTGGTAATGCTGGTAGTGAGAAAGAGTTGACAGACGTTACCTTTGAATGGAAGACTGCTGACAATAAAACTAACAGCCCTGCAACCGTTTTCAAGAACATTCCTGTTCAGCGCAATTATCGCACAAATATCATTGGCTACCTGTTGACTAACCCTGCTGTATTCAATATCACAATTGATGAGAAATTTGAGAAGCCAGATTATATTGTTGCGAGTCCTTGGGATGGAAAGGAAGTTTCAGAACCTGAATCTACTGCTACAGAGTACTTGATTTCATCTCCTGCTGAGTGGGCTTGGTTGAAAGGTAAGAATTTGAATGGCAAGAATATTAAGTTGACTGCTAATATTGATTTCGGTGGTAACGAAGTGAAAGGTCTTGGCTTTACAGGCACATTTGATGGAGACGGTCATATAATGTCAAATATGACTTTGCTTTGCGGAGGCAGTTATTATTCAAATGGTTTGTTCCAAGGTGACGCTTCTGGCGAGGTTACAGTGAAGAACGTAACTATAGAGAATGCCGTTGCAGAGTGTAGCGCTGAAGATCAGGGTTATGTTGGTACAATATTTGGCGATGTTCAAAATAATGTAACATTGGAGAATGTTCATGTGAATGGTGCAGACCTTTGTGGCGTTCAGTCTGTTGGAGGTCTTGTAGGTTTTGTAGCAAGCGGTATAACTCTCACATTAAACAATTGTTCTGTAACAGGAAGCTATATTCATAACTATGCAGTCAGCAATGAATCTGGTTTTGTTGCTGGTTTGGTCGGTCGCCCTGTTGGTACAGTAACCGCTTCAAACTGCGAAGTAAATAACACAATAGTAGAGGGATTCTATGCAGCTCGCCGTGGCGAATCATCTATCGCTGCAGCCGTAGGTAGTCAAACACCTAGTGGCGTGACAGTTGCTTCAGACGTTACAGTTAAAAAGGTATCTATGGATGATGTGGTTTTGATTTCTAGTGCAGAACAACTCAATCAACTGACAGTAAGCAATAAATACGTTATTCTTACTGCGGATATTGACTTTCAAGGCGTCGCAATGACTAAACCTATCGAAATTTGGGGTAACTCTACATTTGATGGTCAGGGTCATAAGATTTCAAATGTTGAAACAGCTGTGCAAGGCGATTATGCGACCTCTCTCTTTAGAGGAGATGCAAATTCCGGCAATAAAGTGGTTAAAAACCTTATAATTGAAAAACTTACCACTCCTTCAGGTAAAGATTTTGCAAGTGCGATTTGGTCAGAACTTCAAGATGGTGCTAACATTGAAATAGATAATGTTCAAATTAACGATGCAACAATCCAAGCAAATGGCACAATCGGTGGATTTGTTGGTTTTGTCGGTGGTAGTACTACCTATGTAATCATCAAGAATTCTTCAATCAGCAATTCAACCCTTAATGGAGGCGAAGAGGATAAGAAACGAGGTGCAGTAGTTGGTAGAGCATATGGTTGTAGTGTAACATGTGAAGATGTTATTGTGAATAATGTCAAAATTAATGATGTGGCTGTTACTACATCAACATTGGTTGGAGATAAGGGATATACAGGAATCGTAACTATTAAATAATGCAATAAAGAAACTCTATCATTCCCTTTGATAGATATTTACATATAAGACGTTAGTTCGAGACCTGCCGTTCGTAAGAATAGCAGGTCTCATTCTTATATTAACATAGCCCTTTGCTTGAAATCTGATGTCCGATGTTCCCTAATGATAGCACTATGCTAATCCCATTCTCTTTTCGCTGGCATAGACCCTCCAATACTTTTTGTCTTATTCTGCTCGCCTCATAGGTATTCAAGCGAAACGCAAGTGCAATGACCACTTCAAGATTGTAGAATGTAGCCCAACTTTTAGGCGTAGCCAAATCACAATGTTGAGTGCTTACAGGGCAAAGTGTTCCACTCTTGTATATTGCTTTTATGGCAGCTCGGAGTGTCGGGGCTATCACCCCGAACAACTCCACCAATTCCATTTCCGACATCCAAACACTTTTGCTTGGGATATTTACTCTACCACTTTCGCTGATTGTTATTATTGCTCGTTCCATAGTTACATTGCTATTGAGATTTCACTAAACGATTGATTAAGTCTGTTGCCGAACATCGTCAAATCCTTGTCGATTTTCTCGGTGGTTATCTTGGCATACTTTTGTGTCGTAGTAATGTTCGTATGCCCCAACACTCGGCTTACACTTTCAATAGGAACACCCTTGCTCAGAGCCAAGGTCGCGAACCCATGGCGAGTGCAATGGAATGAAATATCCTTTGAGATTCCACACTCTTTAATCATCTTTTTCAGTGGTTTACAGATGTTCCAATAGTTGAGATTTGGGAATACCAGCTTATTCTCTTGAAACCTCTCGTAACGCTTGATTATCAGCAACGGAATATCCAACAACTTCACTTGGAAATTGACCTTTGTTTTGTGTCGCTTTGACAATATCCATTTCTCTCCGTTAATCTCTACTATATCATCAGTGGTCAGTTCCTTTATATCCACGAATGACAAGGCTGTGAAGCTTGCGAACACGAACAAGTCTCGGATATAAGCCAACTTCTTGTCTGCAAACTCATGTGTCATTACAGCCTTTATTTCATCTTCGGTCAAGTATTGTCGCTCCTTGATATTCTGATTTACCCGATACTGGGCGAATGGATTTCTCGGTGTCAGTCCATTATAATGTGCTTTTGAAACGATTGTCTTCAACCACATACAATGTGACCATACACTGCCATTGTGTAAGCCTGCATCAGTAGAGAGATAGATTTCATACTCTTTTATAAAGTCGGGAGTAAGTTCAAGCATAGAAATATCACTACGCTTGTAGCACTTCTTGATGAACGCAGCCAAATGATTTCGTGACCTTACACGCACCTTGTAGGAACTTGCTGCACGGTCTATGCCGATACGCTTCTTGAAACTTTCGTTGTCCTTATCAAATGCACCGAGCAGTGTTTCATATTCTGTTCCGATACCTTGATAGGCATTGCGTACCATTTCGGCAGTAACATAGGCTTCTCTATCTGATATGCGTTGATAATGCTTGATGATTTGAGCCTTGATGTTATCCAAAGCCAAATTGATGTCTCGTGCTTCCTTACTCTTGCCCTTTGCCCGATTGCCTTTGGCATCCCACATTGTTTTTGCAATGGTTAGTTTGCAACTGAATTGTGCCACCGAGCCATTGATTGTAACTCGTCCCATGATGGGGACAATACCGTTTTTCTCCTTGCTTCCGTTCACGTAGAACAGCACCTTAAATGTACTTCTCATAATCCAATTCTTTTTGGTTACAAAATTAGTTATCAGCGAGTTGTACATTGTTATGCAGAATGTAGCAGAGAGTAGAAATAGACTCCAAAGACCTATAAACTTACCTCTCTATCGGGTAATGATTTGAAAACCGTCCACCCTCATTACCTTTCATTTCCTTACACTTTTGCATCGGCGATGCTTTCATCAAAAGTCCTCATAAGTCATTGAACACCAGTGCTGCCATCATTATTTCCCCTCATTCGTTAGATTTTTCCAGAGATAGTTCCTATATTTGTGAAAAAACATATAAATATGGAAATAAAAGTAGGAGATTACAATGTCTTAGAAAGTGGCTCTGTTGTCTGTATGGATGGTTATCCTATTGTGTTTACTTTTGGTAAGTTAACTTATAAAGTTATTATTCATCGAGATAAAGGTGCTGATGAATTAGGGAAAAACGTTGTTTTTTTAATGAATGCTAAAGATATGAATATCGGAGAAATTCATTTGTATTTAGAGGATTCTGTGGCATTAGCATCAAGTACACCTTATAAAGTTGGAAACTATAATGGTAAATCTTTGTCATTTGCTTTTCATATAGAGCATTTTACAGCTATGTCAGACCCTAAAATGCCAATTGCTTTGAATTACACTTGGTTACAGAGAGATACTACAGTCATATTTGAACCAACTGAATCTGGGAAAGTGAAAATTGAAGAGAAATGAATGAGGATAGGATTAGTTTCGACAATAATGTAGAGGGTGGGCTAAAATATAGTTTACCCAGTTGCGTGTCTGTGGAAGATTTGATGAAAAATAAGATAGGCATTACAATAGTGCTTAACAATATGAACACTCAAGCAAAGCAAATACAAAGACTAACAGTAGAATTGGAAGATTTGAAGTGCTCACGTATGTCATTGCCACAATCAATATTTTTAGCGATTGTCAATATTATAGGAACTGTGCTTATTGCTGTGGGAGTTAATTTCTTCACTTCCAATATGTATCTTGCATTTTCTATTATATTAATTATATTTGGCATAGTATTAGTATTAGCTTCTTGTTTATTGCCAATAATTCATCCTTGGTATGCAAAAAGAGAAAATAAAAGCAAGATGAAAAATAATTAGTGTGTATTCGCCCCGTCTCCCGACGTTTTTTTATACAAGAAATGATTAGTTAAAAGTATTCCAGTACCTACTTTTTTATATCTGAGTTGATATAAGCTCAGATATGATTATCTGAAAGTAAGAACAAATAATAATAGTATTAGATATGAAACAGAGAAGAAATAGGTCTGAGTCCAACTATAAACGTGCAAAGATTAATTCGTGGTGCAGGCTTTTAGAAAAGGATTTTGATTGGGATTATACGTTTTTATTGGAAATAGAGCGCAAGAAAATAATAGAAATGTATGAATACTTTAAAAAGTGTACGCGTTCGGATAAAATGCCTATAGTGGCAAGAGACTTGCAACTTTGCATTGGCCTATTGGATATTGTGCTCGAAAAAGATAATTTGCAGTTGGAATTTTCAGGAATGAAGACTATGCGTAGAGATGACGGTATGTATGAAATGGTAGAAAGTCCGCATATAATAGCTTGTAGGAATCTATACATTAACACTAAAAATGCATCAAGGTTCTGCCTATTTAATTTCCCGACAGATGATTATGATATTGAAATTATTCATAAAGAGGAATTGAGAAGATATAAGGCGTGGTATCTATATAATAAAATCAGAACTTACAAGTTGTTTTCTTGGTGGGATTAGGTAATAGATGCTCATCGGTCTTACTTCGCAAGGTTTTGATAGGTAAAGCAGCCCAACAAGCTGCCTTTATATTCAGATTTCAGTAATAATTCATATCTATTGTGTGTGACATGTCCCGGCTTTCGTCGGGATTTTTTTTTCATTTGGGCCCTTTCTTTTATAAAAATTCTCTCAAATCACGTAGGGAATTTCAGAAAAGCAGTTGTCTTTATAGTAGAATCCGGTATATAGTGTTAGTATAGTCCTTCTTTCAGCCATTGCAGTTTCTTTATACTGGATTTACAGAATGTTCCAACATTGTGTGCTCTAATTGATTGTAGATATTGAAAGGAACATGCTGGACCTCAGCTTTTATGCGGCTGAGGTTTTGTCGGAGACAAGAGTGCGTTGTTGAACGTGCGATGGAAATATGTGTTTAACCAAATTATTAGTTATGAAAAAAGAGTTTTGTATGGTAATTGCATTTGCTATGGCTTTAGCCGGGTTATTTATGCTTATGTTTATGTCATTTGATTAGTGAATGTCTGTTTGTTGACTGTTTTATAGAAGGGGCAGCTTATTCAGCTGCCTTGTTCCATTTCCCAGGAATTAAGTAATCCATATTGTGTAATTATTCCCCATGTGTGGTACTCAATTCCACATATTTCCACACATAATTATTCCTTCTTGTTTTTATAATATGCTGATGTATAATGTATTATGTGCTGATGTACATCATGGCATATCGTTTGTCCTATAGTTAATACAAAAACTATATTTATTTACTTAAAACTTACGATTATGAAAAAAGTATTGGTAGCATTAGCAATGGTTATGGGATTAGGCAGTTCAGTAGCATTTGCTTACGTGGTTTCTGGAACACAGTCTGTAGAGCAAACTCAGCAAAATCCTCAGGATGAGTTCACAAAAGTGGAAGTAAAAGACTTGCCTCAGGCAGTTATGAATGTCTTGGCTAAGGACTATGAGGGGGCTGTAATAAAGGAGGCTTTCATTTCCGAGAAAGAAACCGGTAAGATTTATAAGGTTGTGTTGACCATCACCAAGGAAAATCAATCCACTGAAGAAGTGACGGTACTTCTGAATGAAAAAGGAGAAACTGTAGAATGAATGGAAACTCTGTAGTGGTTCGGCATCCATCTACAGAGATGATTTGAGATACTTTTATGTCTATCTCGTTAATACGAAAGGGGCGGCTGAATAGTCGCTCTTTTTGTTTATATTGTAATAATAGTTCGTTTCTTTTTCGTCAGAAATTCCTATTATAGAGGGTTTTTATACAAATAATGTTTATATTTGTATTCTAATCCCTATTGTATTATGAATGACAAACAACAACTTCTAATTGATTGTATTTCCCTTCTTCCCGTTATAGGCATTCTGGTTTTGATAACTGTTGCCAATGACCAGCTTGTTACTATGGTTGCTGCCTATGTGCTTTGCGGAGAACTCTTATGCGTATTGGTTAGCAGGATATTAAATTTGTACTATATTGATGTGGCTTTTGTTTGGTTGGGTGGGATTATGCTTTGGCTGTGGTATTGGCTCTGGTTGGAGTCAAGCCATGTAGTGATGGAGATTGTGGAAAGGACAGTTGAATGAATCGCTTCTTTTTCAGTAAAAAATCCCCGTAGCTGCTCAACTACGGGGATGGTGTCAAATAACAGAGTATCAATATGAGATACTAAGTGAGCCTATTCCATTACAGATAAATCATTGTCAACTTCATACTGGTTACAGCCAAAAGCCGCACACATTAAAATAAAACGTTCTTTTATACCTAATCCAGTATATCTGTCTACGGCTCCACTGCCTTTTGCATGAAGTCCTGCTGCGTATTTATCTATCTGAACTTTATTCATTAAATCTACATGAGTTTTACGGGCAAGTTTACTGCTTGCAATCTCATATATGGATTTGTACTCATTTGTTTCCAATGCCGCACTAAACATTGCCACTTTCCGGCTAATCTCACAGTATTCAAGTAGTTTTTTTATTTGATAATTGTACCCGGTTTCACCATTGCCATCAGGATAATAGGGTAACAAAGCATTGCTTGGTAGCCTACCTTTATACTTCATAATAATATCATAAGCAATACGAATGATGGGAGTTTTTATCTCAGTGCGTATAAGTCCATCCTTGTGTGTTTTCTGAGGTAAATAATGAATGTAAGGTATTCCTTCTTCAATGCTGATATTATCAAAAGTGAATCGTCTGAAATCACCTATACGGCAACCGAAACAACATTGAACAACGAATACATCTTTTACTCGCTGCAATGTTTCGGGACATTCTTTGTGGACAACTTCATTGAATTCTGTTTTGGTGAGAAAGAAAGGCTCGTCATATTGTTGCTTCATAATGGACTCTTTTTCTTTTCCTATCTTGCGGAAAGGAGATACGGGAATAACATCATTACTTTCAAGCTCCACCATAAATGCTTGTAATAATAATAGTTTCTCAGCAATTGTATTCTGGCTTCTTTCCTTTGATGGTATATTCCGCTTATTCATTTCTGCGTACAGTTCTGGAAATTTTTCAACCAGAGTGTATTCTTTGCGTAGAAAATCACGAAAATTTAGAATATGTTCCTTATTGAATTCATTGACCGGCAACCCGTCAATACCATTGATAATGAGGAATCGAGTCAGTTCCCTTATCACTACATCGTAATGTTTCTTTCTGCCGGGACCTATTACACCTGCATTTAGCCATCCGTCAACATAGCGTTGGAACATACTACACATGGATTCCTCTTCACTGCTGATGTTATATTTTTCAGGATGTAAGTGCTGGTCTATTAAGATTTCCAGTTTTTCACTGGTTAATTCTTTGTTGCTCCCATAAATGGATAAAATTAGATTCTTCCGTTCTTCAATAGATGTGTTAAATGATGTTCTTATGTCTAACTTTATAATACTTTTAGCCTTATATTTTTCAGTCTTGGCATCCCAAAGAGTAGGAGAGACCATAATATCTGATTTGTGGAATAACTGTACATTGCGTCCATCAGATAATCGAAATCTGACATTTACTTCTTTATCTTTCTTCCCAGTTCTTATAAATGCTTTTACTGTAGTCATATATTCTCTGTTATATCGGTTGTGCAAATATACATAAATTGCACAACTCAGTTCAAATATTGCACAACATAATGCAATGGCATGCAA